AGATATAATAAGTTGAAATCGGATTGGAATGAACCTCCTCCTCCGCCCCCTTGAAGATATTAATGATGTTACTTGGAGTATTGTTATCTCTCTGATAATACTACTTGCAGGAGTTTTTTACGTTATCGTCTATATACTAGGTATTGACGAGCGAGAAGCACATGGGAGCCATGACACCCCCAAGTCGGAAGAGTTGTTACAACTTCCGAGTGATCAAGATCAACAGGGTAGTTGATGGAGATACTATTGATGTCACTATTGACCTCGGATTTGATCTTTTTAAAAAAGAACGAGTTAGAGTTGCTGGTGTGGACACGCCCGAAAAAAGAACTAGAGATTTAGAGGAGAAAGCACTTGGAATTGACGCGACAAACTGGCTTAAAAATCATCTTGACTCAGCAATTACTGGAGAAGAAGATCTTATTATCAGAACTGAGCTTGTGGGTGGAATGGGTAAATATGGCAGACTCCTTGGCTGGCTTTACATCGGTGATGCTGAACTGTCACTCAACGAAAAAATGATTGAAGAAGGTTACGCCTGGGCATATGATGGCGGAACCAAGCAGAAAAACTTTGAAGAATTACGAGAAATCCGTCGCGCACATGGAACACTATTATGAGCTGTAACTTAAGAGAAAAAACTATTTCCGCTTTGCGTAATGATGCCATCGGTAAAATTAGTAAAGCAAAAGTAAACGTTGAAATATATCTGCATAATCCTGCAGGTATTGGTGAACACCCTGATGTGTTAGGTGCTATTCAAGAGCAACTTGATATCATTGCACATGAGGAAGAACGTCTTGAAGTATTAGAAAAGCATTTCGATGAGCACCACTGAACAGTATCTTGGCAATCCCAATCTAAAGAAAGCGAACGTTGCTACAAATTTTACTCCTGAAGAAGTTCAGGAGTACATCAAATGTTCCGAAGATCCTGTATATTTTATTCAAACTTATATCAAGATCGTTTCTTTGGATAAGGGTTTGATTCCTTTTGACATGTATGATTTCCAAGTCGATATGACTAGGAAGTTTCATGACAACAGATTTAATATTGCCAAGTTACCTCGCCAGTCTGGTAAGTCCACCATCGTTACTTCATACCTCCTTTGGTATGTTCTTTTTAATGCGAATGTCAATGTCGCAATTCTAGCAAACAAAGCAGCAACCTCTCGTGAAATGCTGCAGAGATTACAACTGTCATATGAAAACCTCCCCAAATGGCTCCAGCAAGGTATCCTCCAATGGAACAGAGGTAGTCTGGAACTGGAGAATGGAAGTAAAATCATGGCTGCATCTACTAGCTCTAGTGCCGTCAGGGGTATGTCTTTTAATGTTATTTTTCTGGACGAATTCGCGTTCGTTCCGAATCACATTGCTGATCAGTTTTTTAGTTCCGTTTATCCTACTATATCATCAGGTAAATCAACAAAAGTTATTATCATCTCTACTCCTCATGGGATGAATATGTTCTACAAACTCTGGCATGATGCAGAGAAAGGTAAGAACGAATATATTCCAACAGAGGTTCATTGGTCTGCAGTTCCTGGTAGAGATGCTGCATGGAAAGAACAAACTATCAAGAACACCTCAGAGCAACAGTTTAAGGTTGAGTTTGAATGCGAGTTCCTTGGTTCTGTTGATACTTTGATTAGTCCTAGTAAGTTGAGGACTATGCCATATTCAGATCCAATTGCACAGAATAAAGGTCTTGCAGTTTATAAGCGTGTTGAACCAGAAAAAAATTATATCATAACAGTTGACGTAGCAAGAGGCACATCTAATGACTATTCTGCGTTTGTGGTTGTGGACACAACAACTGTTCCCTATGAAGTTGTTGCTCGCTATAGGAACAATGAGATCAAACCTATCATATTCCCCAATGTCATTATCGATGTTGCAAAGAACTATAATAATGCTTACATCTTGTGTGAAGTAAATGATATTGGCGGACAGGTTGCAGATATTATTCAGTTTGATTTGGAATATGAAAACCTACTGATGGCAGCAATGCGCGGGCGTGCAGGGCAGCAGTTGGGTCAAGGATTCTCTGGTAAAAAAACTCAACTGGGTGTAAAGATGTCAACTGCTGTCAAACAAGTTGGTTGCTCTAATCTTAAAGCACTCATTGAAGAAGATAAACTCATCATTCCTGATTACGATACGATCGCAGAACTAACTACTTTTATTGTCAAGGGTCAATCATTTGCCGCAGAAGACGGATGTAATGATGACCTTGCTATGTGTCTTGTTATTTTTGGTTGGATGGCAATGCAACCATACTTTAAAGAAATGAATGATAATGATGTGCGTCAGCGTATTTACGATGATCAAAGAGAGAACATTGAGCAAGACATGGCACCGTTTGGATTTGTAGATGACGGACTTGGAGATGAGTATTTTGCAGATGCTCAGGGTGATGTGTGGCAAGTTGCGGAATATGGAGATAAGTCCTATATGTGGGAGTTTAGGTAAAGATTCAAAAATATAAATAATCTTAGACAACCGATGTTGACATCAATCTAGGAGACTTAAACAATGGCAGCAAATCAATCCTCGCCAGGTGTAGTCATTCAGGAAAGAGACCTGACGACAATCACTACACAATCGACCGCAAATATTGGCGTTATTGCGGCACCTTTTGAGCAAGGTCCTGTTGAAGAAATTGTAGATATTTCTAGCGAAAGAGAACTTGCAGACGTTTTTGGTAAACCCAACGATTTTAACTACGAGTATTGGTATACTGCTGCTCAATTCTTGAGCTATGGTGGTGTTCTTAAAACTGTTCGTGTTGCAAATACGGCACTGAAGAACGCTGTTAATACTGGAACTGCTCCTCTGATTAAGAACTTCCAAGATTACGAGACTAACTTTGAGGAAGCAAATAATACTTGGAGATGGGCTGCTAAAACTCCTGGCACTAAGGGTAATTCTATCGGTATCTTCATGACCGATGCTGGTGCTGACCAAATTGCAGTTTTGACTGCTCCTGGTTCAGGTAACGAGCATGAGTTTGTTGCTGATGAAGCAGTTTCTGCTGCATCTGGTGCTGCTGGTAAAGTATTTAAGTATAGCATTCTCCTTACAGTAGATACTATCGTTGGTGACTTCACCCCTGGTGCTAGCACAACTATCAATATTGGTGGTTCTGAAGAAGCAGTTACTGTTCTTGCATGGGATCCTTCCAACAAAAAACTGGAAATCGGTCTTCCCTCTGGTGGTGTCACTGGCATCCTTGCTGATGGTCAAGCAATTACTCAGGGTAATAACACTGCTGCTATCGATACAACAATTGAGCGTCGTCTCTATGTTGCTTTGAACAAAGATAGTATTGCGTTAAAAGCAACCGATGCAGTCGCTGATACAAACTCAACTTCGGTTACAGTTTCTTCTGTTCGTAACGAATATGATGAGCGTGAGTATCTCCCTGGTGTAAAGTGGGTTAATGTTGCTGTTCGCCCTGGCACATCTAAGTGGGCAACTGAAGCTGGTGGATATCGTGACGAAATGCACATTGTTGTTGTTGATATCGACGGCAAAATCACTGGTACTACTGGTGCTCTTCTTGAGCGTTTTGTTGCAGTTTCCAAAGCATCTGATGCTAAAACATCTGTTGGAGAAACTAACTATTATGTTAATGTTCTGAAAGCACGCTCCGAATACATTTATTGGGGTGAGCATGAGACTGGTGTATTTAATGCAACTGGTACTCCTGCTGATGGTAACTGGGGTCTGAGTGCTGCTCGTCAGTTCAACCTGCTCCGTTCTGCTACTGGTTCTACTGATTATCCTGCAGGTCGTACAACTGTAGGTTCTAAGAACAATGCTACTTACTACTATCGTCTTACAAGTGGTGTTGATTATGCAAGTTCTGGTGGTGTATACACCGTAACCAATACTGACGTTGCTACTGCATACGAATTGTTGGAAGATCCCGAGTCTCAGCAGATCGATTTCATCCTCACTGGTCCTTCTGGTTCTAGTGACGCTGAAGCACTTGCTAAGATTACTTCTTTGACGAATATTGTTGAAGAGCGTCGTGACTGCATGTTGTTTGTATCACCTCGTCGCGCTAATATCATTGGTTTGAGTAATGCTCAGACAATCACTAACAATATTATTGGTTTCTTCGATACCTTACCTTCTAGCTCTTACGTCGTATTCGACTCGGGTTATAAGTACATCTATGATAAGTACAATGATGTATATCGCTACATCCCATGTAATGGTGATGTTGCTGGTCTCTGTCTGCAGACAACTGAGGTTGCAGAACCTTGGTTCTCTCCCGCAGGTTTCCAGCGTGGTACTCTGAGAAATTCAATCAAACTTGCATACACTCCTAATAAGACCCAACGCGATCGTCTTTACTCCGCAAGAGTTAATCCTATCGTTTCTTTCCCTGGTCAAGGAACAGTTCTGTATGGTGATAAGACTGCACAAAGTTTTGCTTCGGCATTCGATCGCATCAATGTTCGCCGTCTGTTCTTGACTATCGAGCGTGTTGTCAGTGGTGCTGCTAAGTCTCAACTGTTTGAACAGAATGATGCTGCACAGCGTTCTCTGTTCCTGAACATTGTTGAACCTTACATGCGTGAAGTTCAAGGTCGTCGTGGT